TTATCATGCTCCTGATTTGAAAAGGGCAGATCGTTACACACATGTAATTTATAGATCACCCAACGAACTGCGAAAAGAAATTTCGGTGGGCATGTATCGAGACATTGATCTTCCTCAAGCTTCTGCACCTGATCCGTCTATGCTTGGTCAGAAGATCGACTCACTGATGGGTCTTGCACCTTCTCAAGATTATGATCAGCAATATGTTGTTCTTGAACAGCATTGCTATCTTGATCTTCCAGAACCGTTTAATGATCCTGATGGTGTAGCGTATCCTTACATCGTCACTGTAGAAGAGAGTAGCGGACAAGTTCTAGCTATACGACGTAATTTTAATAAAGATGATGTAAGGCGCGAGCGCGAAACTTATTTCGCTCATTACAAGTTTGTTCCGGGTTTTGGATTCTATGGCCTTGGCCTTATTCATCTACTGGGCAATCTTACTATGTCTGCAACGGCTGCGCTGCGTAGTCTTGTAGATGCGGGTCAGTTCTCTAATCTTCCGGGTGGATTCAAGGCTCGTGGCGTTCGTATTGTGGGTGGCAACGATCCTATCTCTCCCGGTGAGTTTCGTGAAGTTGAAGCTACAGGCATGGACCTGCAAAAGTCTATTGTGCCTTTGCCTTACAAAGAACCGTCTCAGGTTCTGTTTCAGATGCTGGGCTTTCTTACGTCTTCAGGCCAAAAGTTTGCAGATACGACTGATCAGATTGTTGCTGATGCCACGAACTACGGTCCAGTAGGAACTACTATGGCGCTGCTAGAGGCAGGTGCCAAGTTCTTTAGTGCTGTACATAAAAGGCTGCACCACAGCCAGCGTGAAGAGTTTAGTATTCTTTCACGTTTAAACTTTGAGTTTTTGCCTGATGTATACCCATATCAAATTCCTAACATTGACTCCAGTATTTTTAAGTCTGATTTTGATGGTAGGGTTGATGTTATTCCTGTTTCTGATCCTAACATTCCCTCCGCTGCTCATCGCTTGGCTATGGCACAAATGGTGCTACAGTTGGCGAGTCAAGCACCGCCCGGAATGTACGACTTACGACAGGTTCATTTAGGTATTCTGTCTGCTTCAAATATTCAGAATCCAGAGCGGTACATGCCAGCCCCAATGCAGCCGCAGCCAGCCGATCCTATTACGGACATTCAAGCGGCATCTCAGGGCAAACCTATTAAAGCATTTCCAGAACAGGATCATGCATCTCACATTGCAGTGAAGTCTGCTTTTATTCAAGACCCGACACTCGGTCAGAATCCGATGATGCAGACTGTTGTTCCTGTGCTACAGGCTAACATTCGTGAGCATATGGTTCTTCAGTATGCAGAGCAGATGGGTGGTCTTGTTAATATGGGTGCAGAACAACTTCAGCAAACCAACACTGAGATTACTCCTGAGATTATGGGTGAGCTTACTACTGCAGCGGCTCAACAGGTTCTACAAGCTAATCAGGGCGGTGCTAACAGTGTTCAAAGTCTTGAACAGCAAAGCATGGAACTTGAGCGTATGTCCTTGGATATCAAACGCGAAAGTATGCAGATTGAAGCTACAAAAGACGCAGCAGAACTTTCTCTTAAAAATCGTGAGCTTGCTATTAAGCAGCAGGAAGTTCAGTTACGTGCTGCTTCTAAAATCAGTGATAAAGAAGATAGAGAAGTTGATCGTCGTATTCGTGCTCTCAAAGATGCTGGCAATATGCAGATAAAGAAAGAATCCAGTATTCGAGATCAAGAAACAAAACTAGCTATTGAAGCTGTTCGTGCAATGCTTAAAGAACGCGAAATGTTTATGAAAGAGCGTGAAGCAGCAACTCGAAACATGGCTCAAGGCGGCGCAGTAGATGACTACTCGCAGGGTGTTCGTGAAATCGATACTCTTCTAGGAAGGCTAACCGTTGATACTTCTGAAGAAGCAATGGCTACTTACGAAGAAGGTATGAACTATAGTGCTCCGATTAACATTCCAAAAGCGGATCGTTATCCAGCGGGAGACAGAATTAGAGAGATTGCAGAGCAAACAGGAATACCTATTACTTCTGTTTTACAAGAGGTACGTAATCAACAGGAAGATAAAGCTGTAGGCGAGCAAGCAAAAGAAGTACTATCAGAACTAGGTGCTTCTGATTTGCTTCCTTTTATCATGCCTGAAACGGATGATGATGAAGAGTTACGTATTGCTATTCGCCCAAGTGAAGAGCTTGAAGATACAAAAGTGTCTTTAGGAAAAACAGAAACATCTACACTTTCTCCTGAAGAGCGTATGAAGTTAGATATTCTAAGTGATTTTGCTAATAACAGATATCAACAAGAGGGTGATGAACAAGGTTCTTCTATTGATCAACTTTCTGATGTTTCAAGAATATATGACGATTTAGAACTTGTTAACGAATATGGCACAGATGCTCCTAAAGCAAAAAGTTTTAGAACGCCTTCACGTAAACCAACTATTAGTGAAAGAGATAAAATGGATAAAAGTTCTTTAGACCTTGTAAAGGAGTTTGAGGGTTTTGAAGAAAAGGCTTATGACGACTCAGTTGGTGTTCGTACTATAGGCTATGGTACTGCCGCTACGTCTGGCCGTGCTATTCCAGATGAGATAAATGAAGAAGAAGCTTCTGCTCTTGCTCAAGAAGATTTAGATAATCTTGACAAGCAGCTTGATAATTTGCTTCAGGTAGAAGTTACTCCCGGTCAACGAGAAGCTCTTAAATCGTTAGCTTACAATGTAGGTATAAACGCTGTTGCTCGTAGTGAGGGTTTGAAAAAACTTAATCAGGGTGACGTTGAAGGAGCGGCTGAAGAGTTCTTTGATGAAGACAAAGGATTTGTAAAGGCTGGTGGCAAAAAACTTGCTGGATTGGTTCGACGCCGTGCGGCAGAACGTGACGTATTCTTTAGTTAAGTAGAGTGAAATGGCTTTAAAAAAGTATCAGAAATCTAATAAGATGGAATTTAAAAAGATAAAAAAGAAACGAAACACTAATTATAAAAAAGTACCGAAAAGGCTCAAGAAGCAATCTTTTTTTACTGATGGTGTAAAGAAAATATAAAAATGTTTTCAGAGTTTGATGAAGTTAAAAGTATATTTGCTGAAGAACAAGAAAAAATAAAAGAACGACTAGCTTATGGTAATTGCGAAAACTTTGAAGAATATCGTTTTGTAACTGGAATACATGAGGGGTTGACACAAGCAGTTAAATTGTTAGATAATTATGTGTCTAATGTTCTAAACGAAATGAACGAAGACAACGACAACTTTTAAATCTAACGGAGTTATCTGTGACTTTTCAACCTCAAATGGGACGTTCCATTATGAATGACGATTGGATTACTAATTCAGAAATAGAAGACCCTGATGTTCTTCCTGATATTCCCGGTTATCATATTTTAATTCGTCCTCTTGCTATTCGTAGCGAAACTAAAGGTGGCATCTTGCTACCTGATAAGTTTAAAGAAGACATGAAGTATCTCACTACTGTTGGCAAAGTGGTTAAAGTAGGAGATACTGCTTATATGGATGTTGAAAAGTTTCCCAAGGGACCGTGGTGTTGTGAGGGTGACTTTGTGTGTTATACTAAACACAGTGGACAGAAGTTTGTGTATAAGGGTATTCGTTATATTCTTATGTATGATGATCAGATTATGATGCGTATCAATGATCCAAGTGACGTTGATCCCATGCATGATCTAACTGTTTAATACTAGCGTTAACGTAGATTTCGCTACTGCGGGAAAGTAAAAATGTCTGAGAACGAAAACGATTGGAATGAACTTGACCTTAGTTCTTATGAGCAGGGTCAAGATCAGAATAAAGTAGATTTTGAACTAGATGCAGATGTGAAGACAGAAGAGCCTGAACCTAAAATAGAGGCCACTGTTGAAACTGAAGTTAAAGAAAAAGAACCTGATTCTGTTATTTCTGAAATAAACGAAGCAGAAGACGGTCTTCCTGAATTAGAAGGCATTGAAACTGATGGAGCGCAGAAGCGCATTCGTCAGCTAGTTAGCCAGCGCAAAGAGCGTGATGAAGCTATCAATGCTATGAAAAAAGAATTAGCTGAACTAAAAGCTTTTCAGCAGAGAGCACAAGAACAGCAGTATTCTAGCCAAGAGCAGTTAGTAATAGCGACTGAACGGCAGCTTCAACAGAAACTTGAAAGTGCTCGTTCTACTTTTAAACAAGCTTATAATAACGGTGATCAGGACAATCTTCTTAAAGCACAAGAAGAAATATCCGATGCTCAGACAGAACTTAAATTACTGAAACAGCGTAAACAGTGGATGGCTGCTCAAGAAGAAGAGCGTCGTCAGTTTGTAGAAACTCAACAGAACAATGCTGGTTATGAAAATTACGATCCTAAAGCGAGAGATTGGGCAGCGCGTAATCCTTGGTTTGGACAAGATCAGACGGCTACGGCAGTAGCTTTAGCTATTGATACTGAACTAAAACAAAATGGTTATGATCCTTCTTCAGATAACTATTATCGTGAAGTGGATCGCCGTCTGAAAAGTGAATTACCTCACAAGTTTTCTACTCAGAACAATACTTATGTAGAAGAGAATATTGAGGAAGAAGTTTCGTCGTCGGTCAAAACGTCAAGGCCGAAGCAAGTGGTCGCAGGGCAATCGCGCACACCTGCTCCAAAAAAAGTTAAACTCAGTCAAGAAGACGTGCGTTTAGCTAAAAAATGGAATATACCTCTTGAACGATATGCTGCCGAAAAAGCCAAAGCTGATAAAGCGGATGGCGAATACACTGCAGTACTTTAAAGCGCGGAGATAAATTATGACTCAGATTGAACTTGAAAACGAAGTGAACGAAGAAAAGAAGACGTTAAAGAAAACAAAGCGTACTAGTCGAGAACGTGTTAAGGTTTCTCGTGAAGCTATGGAAATCTTTGAAAACGACGATTGGCTTGCAATTCCGCAAAGCGTAAAAGACGATTTCGAAGATCAGGGCTTCGGGTTAATGTGGATACGCATTATGCTTAGAGGTCAAGACGATCATCAGAACATAGGTCGCAAACAGCGTGAAGGCTGGGAATTTGTGATGGCTGATGAATGTCCTGAAATGGCTAGTGGCTTTCGTGTTATGGAGTCAGGATCGTTAGCTGGATGTATTGTTCGT